AACAATCGCACAAGAATTGCACAAGGTATTTCCAGATGCTGTCGTAACACAAGAAGATGAAGATAGAATGTGGGGAGTAGATTACTCTGTATTGGTGCCTGTTCTTATTAAAGAAATTCAAGAATTGCGAACAAGAATTGCTGTATTGGAGGCCAAATAATGTCAACAATTAAAGTAGATACAATCGCAACAAGAACTGGTTCTGGTAACATTACTGCAAGTAATACTATTGCTGGTACTTCTGCAACTCTGTCTGGAACACGTGGTGTTACTGGTGCAATCACTGGAACAACTCAGACGTTAAATAGAAGCGGTAACGGTGTAGCACAAACAATTCAAAGTAGCGGTACTACTATTGGAACGATAGGCATTTCTGACGGAGATAACCTGTTCATCACTGGTCAGACAGGAAATACAGGTGGTATCTTTATGAACGATGCCGCCGTTAGTCCAGCGTATCAAGGTGTTGAAAGAGACAATCACTATGATTTAGGTAAAGCGCCCGCACGATGGAAAGACCTTTATCTATCTGGTGGATTAAAAGTTGGCGGTACTGGTGCAGCTAACACCTTGGACGATTATGAAGAAGGCACTTTTGAAGTAGTTATTACTGGTACAAGTGGTGGAACTGCTACTGGTAATTCTGGTGCAGGCGCTGGTGCGAGTTATGTAAAAATTGGTGAAACTGTATTTTATAGAGGGTATTTTGCAAACCCAGTTATTTCTGGAACTTTGAATGGTTCATTGCGATTAGCTCTTCCATTTACAAATAGAAATACTGATAGATTTGATAATGGTTCTGGTGGTTTTATTGTAGGACACAGAGAAATTAGTTCTGGTACTACTTCAAACGAGATTACATTTAAAACTGGTAGAGGCGAGAATTTTGCTAGACTTAGAAGAAAATATACTGTTAACAGTCGTTTAGAAGATGTTGATTTGACTCAAGGAAATGCAAGTATTAATTCCTCAACTCTTCTCTGGTTTCAAGGTACACTGAAAGTATAAATAACTTTATACCTCTAGTGGATTCTAGGGGCGGACAAAAGGAGAAAAATAATGGCGATTACAAAACGTACAGAAAATGACAAAATTGAAGTAGTAAATAAATGGAATGTTCAAATAAGAACTGCAACTGTTATTGAAGAAGACGGCACAGAACTTTCAAGAAGTTATCACCGTCATGTGTTACAACCGTGGGCATCATCTTATGATGCAGACACTAAAAAGTGGACACATACTGCAACTGATATTTCTGGTGAAGATGCAGACGTACAAGCGATTGCAAATGCAGCTTGGACAGACGCAAATAAAAATGCTGCTAAAGCATCATTTGAGGCGCTCAATCCAGCAGAATAAATAGTTGCATGACTGATGCAAATCACTATCTTGGCAATCCCCTTCTAAAGAAAGCAAATGTTCCTGTCGAATGGACAGAAGAACAGATTCTTGAATACAAGAAGTGCATGGAAGACCCCATGTATTTCTGTCAAAAGTATATCAAGATTGTCTCTCTAGATGAGGGGATTGTTCCATTTAATATGTTTCCATTTCAAAAAGAGATGGTTGGAACTATTCATAGTAACAGATTTACGATATGTAAGTTACCCAGACAGTCTGGTAAGACAACAACAATCGTATCATATATTCTACATTACGTTCTATTCAACCCAAGTATGAATGTTGCAATCCTTGCCAACAAGGCTGCGACTGCAAGAGATATTCTTTCCAGATTACAACTCGCATATGAAAACCTACCCAAATGGTTACAACAGGGAGTAATGTCTTGGAATAAGGGTTCTCTGGACTTAGAGAACGGTTCTCGTATTGTTGCATCATCCACATCGTCTAGTGCGGTTCGTGGTGGTTCATTCAACATGATATTTCTAGATGAGTTTGCCTTCGTGCCACACAATGTCGCAGAGGACTTCTTTAGTTCTGTGTATCCTACAATATCATCTGGTAAAACAACCAAGGTGATTATTGTTTCTACACCAAATGGAATGAATTTATTCTATAAGTTATGGAGTGATGCAGAAACGGAAAGAAACACATACGTTCCAATTGAAGTTCACTGGTCAGAAATTCCAGGCCGTGATGAGAAGTGGAAAGACGAAACTATTGCAAATACGTCACAAGAACAGTTCAATCGTGAGTTTGAGTGTGAGTTCTTGGGGTCTGTCAATACACTTATTCATCCAACAAAGATTAAATCGTTTCACTATGATGAACCAATTAAGAAGAATGCTGGATTGGACGTATATAAAAATCCAGAAGAAGGACACACATACGCACTTGTAGCGGACGTTGCAAGGGGTACAAACAACGATTACTCTGCATTCCTAGTGTTTGATGTATCACAATTACCTTATAAGATTGTTGCAAAGTATCGTGACAATCAAATAAAACCTCTACTGTTTCCAACAATAATTCATCAAGTTGCAAGAGGATACAATCAAGCATATGTGATGATTGAGGTAAATGACATTGGAGAACAGGTCGCAACTGCAATGCAGTATGACTTAGAATATGACAATTTAGTTATGGCATCTATGCGTGGTCGTGCTGGTCAGATTCTTGGTGCTGGTTTCTCTGGGGGTAGAGCGCAACTTGGAGTTAGAACAACTAAAGCAGTAAAGACTTTGGGATGTTCTAATCTTAAACAAATGGTTGAAACTGATAAGTTAGTTATTAATGACTACGAATTAATTGATGAGTTATCAACATTTGTACAACATGGACAGTCATATCAAGCAGAAGAAGGACACACAGATGACCTCGCAATGTGTTGTGTGTTGTTTGCATGGATGACAAACCAACAATACTTTAAAGAACTCACTGATATTGACCTTAGAGAAAAGATGTTTTTAGAACATCAAAATCAACTAGAACAGGACATGGCTCCATTTGGTTTCTTTACTGATGGGTTGGAAGATGAAAATATCGGTCAGATGGTAGATGAGTATGGTACAAGGTGGTCACCAATCGTAAGGAATTACGATACAAATTGGTAAAACCCTATATAATTTCAATAATATCATTTTCAATTTTGAGGTAACAATTTGCACATACAATTTTAGATTGGTCGATTAACTTTATGACTTCTTGTCTAGATTGTGTATTAAGACCCTTACGCTTAGAAAGAGAACGGATTTTAGAATTATGTGGATAGAACTGTAGACAAGCAGTCTCTCGTTCTACACAATGACAACAAGATTGATTTGCAAGGAATTCATTGACCCAGATAACTCTCATACGATAGTTTCTCTTAGTCACTTCTTTTATGGTTTCTTTGTATTGTTTATAATGAGACATGAATCTATTTATATGCAGTGGTGCATATAAAAATGGGTTTTCAAAACTTAATAATACTAAATATATGAGAAGTGAACAACTTTAATATAAAGTAATAGGAGAAACAAAAATGCCTTTTCAATTATCGCCTGGTGTTCTTGTTAAAGAGATAGACCTTACTAATATCGTTCCTGCTGTAGCAACCTCAATCGGTGGCATGGCTGGTGCCTTTCAAAAAGGCCCAGTTGGTGAAATCGTTGCGGTTGGTTCAGAGAAAGAATTAGTGGATATCTTTGGTAAACCAAACGGAAGTAACTTTGAGACATGGTTCACCGCTGCAAACTTTTTGCAGTACGGTAACGCACTCAGAGTTGTTCGTGCAACATCTGCCATTGTAAATGCTACAAGTGGTGGTTCTGGTTTGCTTATCAAGAGTACAGATGACTACTTAAATAACTATTCTGCTGGACAAGGTTCAGCTGGTGAATGGGGTGCAAGAACTGCTGGAACACATGGTAACTCACTTGGAGTATCAATATGTTCAAACGCAACTGCATATGAACAAAACTTTGCTGGAAACGCTAATACACTTGGTGTAACAACTGGTACTCCTGCTATTGGTGCAACTACTGTTGGAGTTGATACTGGTGGTGGTTCTGCTGGTGCTGGTGGAGCTGCATACAATGTCGGTGACATTGTACATTTCCAAGAAGCAGATGGTCAAGAATACGAGATTACTGCAATCTCAACTGACAATCTAACAATTAAACAATTAGACAATCCAAACGGTGGTGGTCTTAAAACTGCTCTTGCTGCTGCGACAAATGTTCGTAGACGTTGGAGATTTTATGACTTGTTTGATGCTGCTCCAGGCACATCAACATATGCAACTGGTAAAGGTCTTATCGGTGATGAAATGCACGTTGTTGTATTTGACAGAACTGGTGATATCTCTGGTTTCAGAGCAGATACAAATGGTGAAAGAACTAATGCTGTTCTTGAAACATTCCCATTCGTATCACAGGCTGCATCCGCTAAGACTTCACAGGGTGGAACAAACTTCTATCCAGACGTAATTTACGGACAGTCAAAACTTATATACTGGTTAGACCACGACTCTTCATTGAGTAACGCTGGTACAGACCCAGTTGCTGGTACTACATTTGCATCAACTGCTGGTAAAGGTGGTGTTAAAGATGACAACCTTTCTGGTGGTACAGATGACTATGCAGTAACAGTTGGTGAACTCGCACTTGCATACGATGAGTTTGCAGATGCAGAAACAGTTGACGTAAACCTTCTGATGGCAGGAACTTCGCCCGCTAGTGCAGACGGTGTGTCTCATGCGACTAAAATGATTGACATTGTAGAAGCAAGAAAAGACTGTGTTGCATTTATCTCTCCTCGTAGAGCAGATGTTGTGAATGTGTCTTCTGCACATACACAGGGTTCAAATGTCAAAGGTTTCTTTGATAGTCTTGCAAGTTCGTCTTATGCAGTATTCGATAGTGGATACAAGTATATGTACGACAAGTTCAACGATACATTCCGCTTCGTACCATTGAATGGTGATATTGCTGGTCTTTGTGCAAACACAGACAATGTTGCAGACCCATTCTTCTCGCCTGGCGGTTTCAACAGAGGACAAATTCGTGGTGCAGTTAAACTTGCGTTTAACCCAACCAAGGCACAAAGAGATATTCTCTATCCTGCTAGAATTAACCCTGTTACTACATTCCCAGGCCAAGGTACAGTATTGTTCGGTGATAAAACTGCACTAAGTAAACCAAGTGCATTTGACCGAATCAATGTTCGTAGGTTGTTTATTCTTCTTGAGAAGTCTATTGCAACCGCTGCTAAGTTCCAGTTGTTTGAATTCAACGATGAGTTCACACAAGCACAGTTTAGAAACTTAGTAGAACCGTTCTTGAGAGACATCCAAGGTCGTAGAGGTATCACAGACTTTAGTGTAGTTTGTGATGGTACAAATAATACAGGTGAGGTCATTGACCGAAATGAGTTTGTTGCAGATATCTTCATCAAACCAGCTCGTTCTATCAACTTCATTCAACTGAACTT